CTTTTATTACTGCCCATAATTGACCTGATACTGCGAAAGATTGAGCACCATAAGTATTAGATGTTCCACTTGTCCAAGCAGTATTTGCATAAGCATCTGAGGAGTAATTAAACAAAGTATTGCCATAAGAATAACCTCCACTACCACCAGCGAAAGAGTTTATTGTAACTACTGCATTAGTTCCACTACAAGTATAGCTTATGCTAAATGATAAAGGTGCTAAAGTAGTCGTTGTCGTTGTGGTTGTAGTAGCTGGACATCCTGTAAACCCAGTAGCAGTAATTGAATAATGAGCTCCACCAGGATCTGAGTAATAAATTGAATCAATCCTAAAGGTTTGACCAATAGCAGTAACTCTATCATCTATATTAAAAGTTCCAGCAGCATATTGAGTAGAGGTAACATAAGCACCAGTTCCACAATTAAATAAATTAAACCATACTGGAGGAATTGTTGTTGTACTCGTAGTAGTCGTAGTAGCACAAGCTGGGGTAACAGAACGAGCTTTTCTATTTGCTGGGTTTGCTGCATCTCTTACTGCTACCCAATGGATACTATCATCTTGACCATAATAAATCTTAGATGTACCAGCTGTCCAAGCCGTTGCTGCTAATGCTGCTGATTGAGTAGAGAATACTGCATCCGTATATTCATAGGTTCCAGCACCACCAGTATAACCATTAGAAGTTAAATAAGCATTACCGCCTGAACAAGTATAAGATAATGAGAAGTCTACTAAAGCCAATGTTGTAGAAGTTGTTGTTGTTGTCGTTGTTGCTGGACAACCAGTTAATCCTGTTGTTGTAATAGATAATAATAATCCTCCTGGATTAGTATAATAAATAGAATCAATTCTATATGTTATTCCTAAAGATGTAACCCTTTCATTAACTAAAAACGATCCATTAGGATAACTAGTAGAAGTAACTGTTACACCAGTAGCACAATTAAATAAAGCATACCATACAGGAGGCTGAGTTGTCGTTGTAGTAGTAGATGTTGTAGTACTAGTTGTAGTAGAAGTACTAGTCGTACTAGTACTAGTTGATGTACTTGTTGTAGTACTTGTGCTTGTTGTGCTTGTACTTGTAGTGCTAGTAGTAGTACTTGTAGTGCTCGTAGTAGTCGTTGGAGTAGCATCTGTATAATAAACACCAGTCCCACTAAAGGATACTGAATAAGGGCTTACGCTATTCATACTACCACTAATAGAGTAACTAGAAATAAAGCAATACCCACTTATGTACTTAAATACTCCTTCATTATCTATAGCAAATCTAATTAGGAATAAGGTTCTATTCTTTTGCTCATTGGCTATGTCATCTACCCCATATCCACTTAAAGAAGTTAAGCCATCACAAGTAACATTCCAATTAGATAAGTCTATTGTAGGAACTTTAAAATAAGCATTAGTCAACCATATCTGTAGTAGAAGAAAATGAGCAACTCGTAGAACAAGCGAATGGGGTTTCAGTTGCAGGAATAGTAGAAGTATCTATTTTATATAATATAATATTTTCTCCTAATATTGCTCCCATTTGGCAAATTTACTAAGTTATTGTGTATGCTCCAACTCCAGTTAAACTAACTGAGTAAGTTGAGGTATTATTATTTGGGCCTGTAATAGATAAAGAATTAATGATAGCATTGCCTGTAATAAGGACTGTAGTAGTTCCATCATATATAGAAAACTTAATACCTATTGTAGATTTAGCTAGTTGAGAGTCTAGCATATCCTTATATGAATATCCTGTTAAAGATATTAAGCCATCGCAGTTAACAGTCCATCCTGCTACGTCTATTTTATATTCTCTAAAATAAGCAGAGGTTTGGCTAGTTACTTCTACCTGGTCTACACTAACATCAAAGGTGCAGTTTGTAGCAGCACCAAAAACAGTATCTACACCGCCTACTGTTTTATATAATATTACATTTTCTCCGTTTACTACACTTGGCATATTATTTAGATTAGGTCATTAAAAGATGTTAAATAGCCATTAGTGGCTGAAATATTTGTATTTGATATTTGTAACAAAGTTGCATTGGTTCTATCAGCAGCATAATCTGTAGTAGAATTACCTAACATATATGAATTACTCGCTATATTAATACTACTAGGATCTGTATCGGTTGCTTTAAATAATTTAGAAGCATTTAATATCCCATTAGTTGTAGAAAAACTAGATAAATCACAATCAAGATTTATTATATTTTTACCATATATGTTCATATATTTTTGCATTAATAACAATAATAAACTTCCGTACGTTGTAGCTCCTCCATATTCGTACCATCCCCCAGCATAAACATTATTGCTTAATACAAACATACCTATTTCACTAGGGTATGTATCATTAGCGGTTTGTGCTCCATAAGGAATATCAATAGTTTTAACATAATCTAAATTAGATGTTAAATAACTATAATAATTTTGACTTTTTATAGATGATGTAATTGCAAGTTTAATATTACTAATTTGAGCAAATCTTCCAGTACCATTCTCTAATGAAAACTTAAACTTTAATGAACCTGCAATTGGGGTAACTAATGTTTTAAAGCTATATGAATTAATTGTATCACCTCCAGCTGCACCTGAATAAGCTGGTACAATCATAAATTGACTACTTGTTGTCCAAATAGTTCCATTCCAATAATATACATTTACTGCATCTGCAATAGTTAAATAAACAACCCCTCTTGGAGAAGAACTTAAATCTTGACCTTGGAATATCCAAGAAATTTCTAATGCAACTGCTGCAGGTATTTTAATCAATGAAGATGGATGTGTTTCTATCCAAGCATTACTTCCTGTACTAGCATTAATATTTAATCTATATTGTGCAAAATCTTCAGTAGGGTTATCAACTATTGTAACACTATTACCAACCCCTCCATTCCATTGTGCTTGCCAGTTACTTGCCTGTGCAGAAACATAAGGTCTAAAATTTCCATTAGAGAAATAATTAGGAGTCATTTTTATTTCATAGTTATCCTCAACCCTATTAAAACCTTTTTTTAGCAATTTGGTTTGAGAATTATCTATAAAATATAAACGATTTGTATTCCCTGTATATGCTTGAATAGTACTAAGAGTATTTAAATTGCTACCACTTGCAGCAACAGTACCAGTATATGTATATTCTGTGTACCAATTATTTTGGTTAGCAAATTGATTTACTGCCACTATCCACCATTTACCACCAGCTTGAAACAACCTACAACCAAATGATTTAACAATATTTGATAATACTTGTAAACAACTTATATAGGTTACTCCTGTTTCTATGAATGTTCTATATGGTAAATAGGCTTGATTAAAAGGTTCACTATAAGAATTAGTTGTCCTATCAGTCATACCTGTTGCATAATAAGAACATACTGTCATTATGTTTGGGTTTGTAGGGAAACCATTACTATTTAAACATAATCTAATAAAATATAGTAAAGTATTGATTGCATTTATATCGATAGTATTTGCTATAGGTAAAGGTATTTTATCTAGCATACCCAAGCCATCAATGGCATTAAATGACATCATCTTACGACCTGTAGAATAACTAATACTAGCTCCATCACTTAACACCCACCCTGACCATTCTATGTTAGCATCTAGGTAAAGTTTAGCAAAATATTTTCTATCGTTTAAGGTTGTTAGGTCTGGTATATTAGCTATATTATCAGTAACATCTATTGTTACTCCTAACTGACTAGCAAATATTGGTTCAAACGGATCATCAGAATTAGGAATATACTGAAGGTTTAAATTCTTACCTGGGTATTCAATAACTGTTGGTGCAGAACCTAAGTCCTCTTGTAAATACAAATAAGCAGTCTTATTAGCTCTTGTAGCAAACGTAAATTTATATTTGTTATAATATGCCATTATGCTCCTCTTCTTAAGTTTAATGATGTTTCTGACCTATTCAAAGCTAATACTAAATCGTTACCTCTTAATACAAATTGCCCACTATTATCTCCTGATGCATTAGTTTGTATAGTATTAATTGCATTTGTACCATTTGTCGTATCTACCCCTTTATTTGCATTACCACCACCTCCTATTAATCCACCAATACCCATACCTTGGCTAATAAGACCACCAAATAACTTTCCAGCACCGCCAGCCTTGGCTAATGTGCCAGGAAATATAATGGCTAATAAAGCAACTGCAAGTGTAGCAGCTATTACAACTTTTGCTAATTGTCTTATTAAACTATGAAATGCAGAAGTTAAAACCTCGCCAATATTTTCTCCTTTTTCTATTAATAAATCTAATGATGGGCCTAAAGCATTCATAATACCATTACCCATCTTCATTAAAGAATCAAAAGCCTCTTTAGTTATTTTAGCAGAAATTTGTGCAACGGCTTTTACATTTTCACCTACAGCTTGAGAATAACCATCCCAAACTCCCTTATTAAGAATTGCATATTCTTCTATCTGTGCACCTTGTTGTAATAATATTTCTTTTTGAGCCCCTAAATCACCAGTAGCTAAATCCATTTTTGTTTTATAGAACTGGTTGAAATCAGACTCTTGTTTATTTATGTCTGATTTATAAGCCCCTACAAATTCTTTGCTAATTCTTTCTTTTTCTTTTTCTGCTTTTAGCTCTACTATTACATCATCTTCTACAAGCTTTTTAATCTTTGCAGATAATTCTTGTCTAGCCTTTAATCTATTACTAGCAGCAATATCCCTTATGTTTTGTAATACTTTTTCTGATGCACCTAGTGCTGTAGCTTCAGACAAAGATTGTTGTTCTATTAAATCAATTATCTTAATCTCATAATCTTTATACAATAAAATATCATCTTTATATGTTTGTTGCTTAGATTGTAATACCTTTAGATTTGTTTCGTTTTCTAATTTAACTCTTTGATTAGCTTGAGCAACCTCTTTTTTATTATCATCTGGTTTGTTAAATTCGGAATATGGGTTAATTAAGCTTCCTTTAAGTGCTGAAGCTTGAACTTGTTTTAATAATCTAATTTCTCC